CTGCTCCTCAGCGAGCTGAAGCGAGAGATCCGCATCCTCCAGGCGAAGTACGGACACCTTGCGAAGTTCCGCGAGCTGCTGCTCGAAGCAGCAAAGGAGAAGGCAGCATGAGCGACGCGTTCGACGTCGTGGACATCGCCGAGGGGCTGCGCGCCCTGGCGAACACGGTGGTGCTGTTCCCGCACGAGCGGCCCGGGTTGAAGTACCCGGACAGCCCGCTCACGGTGACCGTGATCGCTGACTCGGTCGAGTCCGTGGCCGCGTGGGCCGAGCATCTTCGCGAGCACGTCGAGGTCACGGATCTGGCGGACGGGCAAAGGGTGACGGCGGTTCGTCACCTCTGCGGGGCCGTGCGTTTCGAGGTCATCCACGTCGGCGCGCCCGAGCGCACTCTGATGCGCCCGGCTGATGTGACGGAGTCGTTCGAGTGCGTGGAGGTGGCGTGATGGATGCCGCGAAGGTGGCGGTCCGCCGCACGGATCGTGCGCGCGTTCGCGCGGTGATCGGTTCGCGGGTGGACGAGGTCGCGGAGAAGGTCGCGCCCTGGATGATGGCGATCTGGGGGGTGGCGGTCCTGTGAGTGTCCCGCAGATCGTGATGAACGGTGACTCCCCCCGGGCGCGCCTGTTCGACCCGGTCGAGTCCCACGAGGCCGCGGACGCGTCCGCGTCGTCGGTCGCCGCGTCTCAGGCCGCTGTCCTCGACGTCCTCGCGTTCGGAATCGCACTGACCGACAAGCAGATCGTCGTCGAGGTGCGGCGCGCCGGGCACCGGTTCTCCGACTCCCGCATCCGCACCGCCCGCGGGGAGCTCGTCGCCGACGACCGTGTGCACAAGGCCGGCCGGGTGAAGCAGGACGGCGTGTCCGCCGCGGTGTGGCGCATTGGCCCGACACTCCCCTACCAGTCCCGTGTCGAGGACGTCCGCGACCGTCTGCTCGCGGCGGGCATCACCCGCACGGACCAGCAGATCTCGCAGGCGACCACTACCGCGTGGGAGTCGTACCGCGACCAGCACGACACCGACCCAGATCTCGACATCGAAGACGCCCGCCGCCCGAACACATGGCCCGACCTTGTCTGGTCCGTGTTCGACAGCCTCGAGGTCGACCTCGAGGAGAACACCCTCCACGACCGTCTCGGCGGTGACCCGCTGTGATCGGGTTCGCCGCCGCCCTCATCCTCGGTCTGCTGCTCGCGCCGTTCGCGATCGCTGACCGCCCCATCAACGGACTCGACCTGCTGGTCGTGGTCCTTCTCATCGCGGGTCTGGCAGGGCTCCGCGCGATCAGAAAGAAGACCCACTCATGAGCAAGACCTTCTCCGTGACGAACTTCAAGGGCGTCCGCCAGATCGAACTGTCCCCGTCGGGGTCGCTGGTCGTCGTCGCCGGCGCGAACGGTGCCGGGAAGTCGAGCTTCATCGACGCGTTCGTGGAGCTGTTCGACCCGAAGGGTGTCCGCCTGACGCCGAAGCCGATCCGTGACGGCGAGGCCGAGGCGCGCGCCGAGTTCGTCGACGACGACCTGCAGGTGCGGATCGTGCGCACGTGGAAGAAGGACGACGCGGGAAAGCTCGAGGTGTTCGCGCTCGATGGCGCGAAGTACTCGAAGCCTGCGGAGATCGTCGCGGAGCTGACGGGCGGGCTGATCTTCGACCCGGTCGCGTTCCTGAACCTCGACGAGAAGCGGCAGCGTGACGCGCTGCTCGAGAAGGTTGACCTGCCGTTCGACATCGACGAGGTGGCGCGCGAGAAGGCGGGCGCCGAGCAGCGCCGCCTTGAGGCTGGGCGCGACGTGCGCCGCCTCCAGGGCGCTCTCGCGTCGATGCCGAACCCGCTCGACGCTCCCGCCGAGGAGGTGTCGGGAGCCGCGGTGCTCGCCGAGATCGAGGCCGCTCAGGACCTCCAGCGCCACCGCGAGCGGGTGATGAGCGAGCTCGATGATGCGGCGGAAGACGTCGCATCCCTCACGGCGCGCATCGCCAAGCTCACAGAGGAGCTGGAGGAAGCATCCGCGCAGGTCAAGACGTTGACCGAGGCGCGGGACGCTCTGCCCGCGCCGGTCGACATCGAGCCGCTGCGCGAGAAGCTCGCGGCCGTCGACGAGACCAACGCCGCCGTGCGCGCGAGACGCGAGTACGCGAAGGTCGCTGACGAGTGCGCCGCCGCGGAGACCGCGCAGGCCGCCGCGAACCGCGAACTCGAGGCGATCGAGAAGCGCAAGCGGGAAGGCCTCGCCGCGGCCACGTTCCCCGTCGACGGCCTGTCCGTGGATGAGAACGGCGTCACCTTCGACGGCGTCCCGTTCACGCAGGTCAACTCCGCGATGCGCCGCCGCGTCGCGTTCGCGATCGCCACCGCCGGCGACCCGAAGCTCCGCCTGGTGATTATCAAGGACGGCGACCTCCTGGACGCCGATTCCCTCGCCGCGATCCGTGAGCTCGCCGACGAGCGCGGCTACACGGTCCTCGTGGAGCGCGACCGTGACGAGTCCCGGCAGATCGGCTTCACCATCGAGGACGGCGCACTCGCATGAGCGCTCTTGCTGTTCTGGACCGTACTCTCGCCGACTCCGCTGACCGTGAGTCGTGGCTGGGCGTGCACGACCGCGTCATCGGGTCGTCGACGGCGGGGAAGTTCGCGAAGCCGGGTTCGGTAGAGACGTACGTCCGGCAGATCCTCGAGCCCCGCACGTTCGCCGGCAACGAGACGACCCGGTCGGGTCACGACTGGGAGCCGGCGCTGCTCGCCGCGGTCGGCGCGGAGCCGAACAGCTTGTTCGTCCACGCCCCCGACAACGACCGGTTCGCGGCCACCATCGACGGCACGAAGCCCGCCGCGGACGGGTTCGCGATCGTCGAGACGAAGACGAAGCACGAGAAGGTCGTCGCTGGTCCCACACCGTACGAGGTGCGGCAGCTCGCCTGGCAGCTCTACTGCATCCCGGAAGCGACGCACGCCGAGTGGGTGTGGGGTGAGCTGGTCCGCGACCCCGCGTCGCCGGTCGGGTGGCGGCTCCGCCGTCCGCCGCAGACGCTCCTGTTCACCCGCGACCACCCCGCGATCGCCTCCGCCACCGAACTCATTGTGCCGATCGGGCACGCCGTTCTCGCCGCGCTCACCGCGGCCACTCTCATGAAGGTTCCGTTCTGATGTCCGAAGTTGCTCTGCCCAGTTCCGTCCGCCCTGACACCTGGAACGCCGACACCGCCGCGATGATGGAGTTCGCTGGCCTCACGTGGATCGAGGGTGTCGGCGACGCTGCGCACCGCGTGTTCGCACCGTCCGGTGTGATGGCCGCGTTCATCGCCGCGTGCGCCCGTACCGGTCTCGACCCGACTGCGAAGCAGATCTACGCCGCGCAGATGGGTGGCAAGTGGACCGTGCTCGTCGGCATCGACGGGATGCGGGTTGTCGCGCAGCGCACCGGCCAGTACGACGGGCAAGACCCGATCGAGTGGCTCGCGGCCGAGGACGGCCAGTGGACCACGGTGCCGCCGAAGGCACCGTACGCGGCGCGCGTCGCGATCTACCGGAAGGGCGTCAGCCGTCCGCTCGTTCAGACGGTGACGCTCGCCGAGTTCGGTGGCCGCGGAGGGAACTGGTCTCAGCGCCCATCGCACATGCTCGGCATCCGTGCGGAGTCTCACGCATTCCGACGTGCATTCCCGATGGAGCTGGCGGGCCTGTACACGCCGGAGGACTTCGAGTCCGACGATGTCGACACGTCCAATGCCCCGTGGGAGGAGCGCGAGGACTGGGTGGCGCTGATCGCGTCCGCCACGACCACGGCCGATCTCGCACAGGTCGGTGCGCGGATCGCCGAGTCCGGGCAGGGGAACGACGACATCCGCGCCGCCTACCGTGCGCGTGCCGCCGTTCTCGCCACCGAAGCGAACACCGTCGACGCGGATGTCGTCGACGACCAGACTCCCGCCGAGGGTGAGGACGCGTCCCCCACACCCCCCGCCTCACCCTCGGCGGGCACCCCGGACGACTACGAGGCCGCAGCGTCGGCGGAGTTCGACGCCGCTGTCGCACGCGGGGAGGTGACCCCGGGTGACTGAGATCGCACACCTGTCGACCGGCGAGATCGTCGAGTACGACCCCGTCACCCCGATCGAGGTCGAGCAGATGATCCGCGAGCTCGGCGACCGTCTCGAACGCGCCGTGCCCGTCATCAAGGGCCTGTGGGCGGACCGGTACGCCACCGAGCGGAAGTACATCGAGGAGCGCGCGAAGGCCGTCATGCGGTCGACGGAACCGACCGTGACCCGCCAGCGCGCCGAAGCGGATCTCGCGGCGATGCCGTACAAGCACGAGTTCGACAACGCGAAGGAGATCCTGCACGCCGCGGAGGAACTGCAGCGTGCGCTCACCGCGAAGCTGAACGGCTACCTCAACCTGAACCGTGCGCTCACGAGCGCGTACTTCGGGAGCGGGGCGAGCCGATGAGCGACCGCATCCGGGTGATGAAGTCCCGCCGCCCCGTGGGCCGCCCGTGGAAGGTCCGGGCCGGTCGCACGCTGCTCGGCACGTTCCCGACCGGGGCTGACGCCCTCCGATTCGTCCGCCGCCTCACCGCGGCGACGCAGTGACCACCCCAAGGAAAGGAAACCAGGTGGCTGAGAAGAAGAAGGACGGACCGCCGAGCTTCGCCGCGATTCTCGCGACGATCCGGCCGTCCACCGACGTCGAGCTCGCGGAGAACCTCGCGAAGCTCATCGAGGAGGTGAAGGCGACGGGCAAGAAGGGCACGCTCAGCGTCGTCTTCGAGGTGAAGCCCGTCAACGGCGGTGACCGTCTGGTCATCGTCAACGACGCGATGAAGCTCCGCCTCCCCGAGCGCACCCGTGAGGGCACGACCGCGTTCGTCACCGACGGCAACGGCCTGTCCCGCAGCGACCCGACCAGCAGCCCGCTGTTCACCGACGAGGACATTCGCGACGCCGGCGCGAACGTCGACCCCCGGACCGGCGAGATCAAGGAGACCCCGAACGCATGAGCGAGAAGACTGAGAACGAGGCGGTCGCGGACCTCGCGGACATCGCCGCCGAGCAGCAGCGCACGTCGATCGCCACCGGCGAGGTGTACCTCGTGCGGGATGGTGACGGCGGCCTGCGGGTCGTCGACACTGACTCGTACGCGGCCGCGCCGCGGCACGCCAGCGCCGCGCGGAGCGTGTCGGATGCGGCGTCGTTCTGCGCCTACCTGCACCGCCACGGCGGCGCCAGCACGGAGGTGTACGCCCACACGAACACGTCGAAGGTCGTCGCGATCATCGACTCGCACAGCGAGCTGCCCGGCTGGCAGAAGCACCGCGTGTCCCTCGACCTCGAGAAGACGAAGGCGTGGCTCGCGTGGGAGAACGCCGACGGGCACCTGTTCGCGCAGGACGAGTTCGCGGACTTCCTCGACGACCGCTGGTCGGACGTGCTCGAGCCGGACGCGGGCGTGCTGATCGTGCGTCTCGACTCGGGCGACGTGAAGCTCACGTTCGAGGAGAAGACGACTGCGAAGGCCGGGCAGAAGGGCGACATCGAGATCCCGAAGAAGATCAAGCTCGGCCTCCGCCCGTACGTCGGCGGGCCCGTGTACGCGATCTGGGCTCACTTCCGCTACCGGCTCCGCGGCGGCCAGGTGCTCCTCGGCTTCAAGCTCGAGCGCCCGGAGAACACCCTCGAGGCCGCGTTCGCGGACATCGTCACCGACATCCGCGAGGGCCGGACGAACGGCGACGAGCTCGTGCACGCCGGCATCGGCGACATCCCGATCTTCGCGGGCAAGCCGTCCGCGTGATCCGTCCGGTCGGCGTCCCCCATCGCTGATCGAACGAAACCGGGGGCCGAGCTGATTGCAGCAGCTCGGCCCCCACACCCAATCACTATCCCTGAGCAGGAAAGCAGACCATGGGCTCCCCCATTCTTCCCGACCCGGTCCCGGAGCAGGTGCAGACGGATACCGTCGGTGCCCCGCCGCCCCGCCGGAACCGCACATCCGCCCGCAAGGCCGGCTCCTCGTTCGAGCGTTCCATCGCCGACTGGCTCGCCAGCCGCCTCAACGACGACCGCATCGACCGCCGCGTGAAGCGAGGCGTGAAGGACCGCGGCGACATCACCGGTGTG